AGGCTGCTAAGTACCATCAAGCAGGGTTTCAAGTCTCCTTAATAGATGATGACCTCTTTGACCTATTAAGCAATGGCTATGACGTTAGGCATGGCAACTCTAGATACTTTGCTTGCCCTGAACAACATCCCGAAATGGATGGGGTTACTTGCTCAGACTGCAAGGCTTGTATCTCTAACAGCCCTAAGCGGGCTATCGTGGTATTTAAGAAACATTGAAGGACCGCCGCCGCTCTTGGTGGTTCCTCTTGGTGATGTTCACACCTGTCCTTCTCTCAGTAATAGCACAACTAATAGCTAGCTCTTAAGCTGGCTATTTTTTTATTTAATTATTTATTGAGAATGAGAATCAATAGTATAAATACCTATGACAATGTACTAACTGTCTATAGTACAGATGAACTATCACGTTTTCCTTAGCGAGCAGCCTCACCGGAGCTAGGCCACGGGGAGTGAGGGTATTGCCACGGGGGATGAGGGTTATCATAGGTAGGATATCCTAAAGTGTAATTAGGATTATGAGTCCAGTATGGCAGTAGCAACGGCAAGAGATAAGTTCTATGCACCACTTAAAGAAGTGGCACGTCAGTATTTACCTATGCTTATGGCTAGGCTAAAGGTCCTTGAAGATAGATCAATCAATGCGATGGACTTCTTGGATGCAGAAGCTGATACACAGCACGAGTATTATTGGGAGATGGATGAGACTGAAAGGATCTCCTCAGTAGCGGAAGCACAGACAGACCTGCACAAAGCAGTATTAGAGGCAGGAACGGCTCAAGCTTTGGTCGGTGCATTTATAGACCTATTACAAGAAGACTATGGAAAGATTAAGGATAGCAGGTGTTTCTTTATAGGACCTGATGGGAAGTATATACCACTGTATGAGGGACAGAGGCCTGATTCTTAAAACCACAAAAGCTCCTGGTTAGAGGAGCTTAAGCAGTATGTAAGGTGGGATTACGAGTTTACTTGTAATAAACAACACCACGGTAGACGAGTTTAGTCATTGGAGCCTCTTAACTACCTAATGCCCGTTCCCTCATTAGGTTGCCTGCGTCCCGATTGGGATGAACGTACGCAGAGGCTATCAGATCTGGTAGTCGTTGCTACTTAACAGTATACCACTTTAATAAGTGACTAGAAAACACCTGGAATGATCTGACCAGTGGTGACATAAGCACCAATAGCCGCAATGAATCCAATCATTGCCCAGCGACCATTCTGTAACTCTGCTGAATCGTTCATGGTTTCTTGAGTACGAGGTTCTATAGGAATAACTTGAGTGTCATTCATTAGAATTTATACTTAGCTCCGAGTTTAGTTCCGTAGCTAGCATCACCAGTTTCTGCTGATAAGTAACTAACTTCACCATATACTCCAAGCTTCTCTGTAGCAGCTACGTTAGCTCCTAGCTTGCCACTGAACTGAGTAGAACCATCAACACCATCAGGATTAACAAAGGCTGGTCCTCCTTGGACGTAGTAGTCAAAAGAATCTGATCCAAGATCTCCTTCATATCCCAAGTGAAGGTCTGTTGTACGGCTGGTAAAGTCAGAGCCTGTGTATGAGCCATTAGTTTCAACGTTTGTATAGAAATCACCAGCAAGGGCAGGAGCTGAGCCTACACCTAGCAGGGCAGCTAGAGCGATTGCGAACTTCATAGAGTATTTAATATAACAATAAATATATTATAACCTTAAGAGCTTAAGCTAGTGTAGCTGGTATCTAGATACTACTACTAGAAACTGCAGCTTTAAAACGCTTAAAGGCCTTACTAACTAGACAGTTTAGAAAGTGGCACATAAGTAATAGCTAGATGTGCGTCTTCCTACTTAAGGTTTGGAGGTCCTTTCAACTATCACGCCTTATACACATGGCATCAACAAAAATTAAGATTCAAGGAACTCTTACTGGATGGATTCCGTCACTCATTGAACCACCTACTTGGAAGGGTGACCCATCTGACTTCAGACTCAAGGTAAGAGTAATAGGTAATGACGCTGCAGCTTTAGAAGATATTCTTGCTACTAACTACCAAGATCTCTGTGACTGGTATTCAGAGAAGAGTGGTAAGAGGTATTTCTTTGGAGAACCCTGGGAAGTAGACGAGGAAGGTATTACTGTTCGTCTCTGTGCTAAGCCCAAGTATAAGGAGTTTCCATTACCAGTAGTGGACTCAGACTTAGAACCTATAGATGAAGACCTTCAATTAAGAGAAGGGACATTAGTAGTAGCAGAGGTAGAGCTTAAGGCTTACTCACCTAAGAGTCCTAAAGGTGGTATGAGGTTAAGACCTCTTGCTATTAAGGTCATAGAAGCTGTTACTGCTGAAGCACAAGACAGTGGAACCTTAAATCTAGAGGAAGTGTTTGGTGCTTCTGATGGATTCAAGCAATCAAAGCCAAACGTTAGGAAGAAAGCTGCTAACGTAGCTACCGAAGACGACGATTTCTAAACTATGGCCCGACGATTTCATAAGTATGGACGACGTACTAGAGATGGATTCAGGTCGGGCTTTGAATCTGAAGTAGCTCACACTCTTACAGAACTAGGGGTTCACTATGAATATGAAAAACATAAGTATGACTTAGTGATCCCTCGTTCTTACACACCAGATATAGTGTTAGCTAATGGCACTGTGGTAGAGGTTAAAGGCTACTTTGACTCTGAAGATCGCCGTCTTATGAGAGTCTTTAAGGAACAGCACCCTGATGTAGACATTAGGATGTGTTTCCAAAACCCACACCAAAAGTTGAGTAAGACAGCCAAAATGACTTACGCAATGTGGTGTGATAAACATAATATTCCCTGGTGCAGGGGACCTCGCTTGCCACACCGCTGGACTACGCTATAGTTCAGGTGGTAATTGGAAGGGTTACCCAAAAAGGCTCCAGGGAGATCCCCACCTGGAGCTTTTTTAATGGGTGTAATCCACGGGCCATGCCCAAAGTGCGGCAGCAAAGACAACCTAGCTATATATGAAGATGGTCATGTCCACTGCTTTGGCATGGGATGCAACTATCACACTTCCACTGACCCTTCCTTTCAACCTCCTATGACTACAACAACTACAAAAGAAATTGAAACTATTTCTGGTGAGTATGTAGACATCACTAGCCGTAAGTTAAAGGCTGAGGTATGTAGAAAAAGTACATACTTCAAGGCTCAACACGGTGGTGAGGCTGCTTACTACTGTCCTATCTACAACAACGACAGGGTACTCACTGGTTACAAGATACGAAAGAAGAATAAGAACTTCTTAATGCACGGTGCTAACCCAGACAGTACCTTCCTCTTCCAACATATGTGGAGTGGTAACAATAAACTCCTTGTAGTTTTTGAGGGTGAATACGATGCACTCAGCTACATGCAGGTGAGACCTAACTGGCCTGCTGTAAGCCTGCCTAATGGCTGTGAGTCAGGTAACAAGGTATGTAAGGCTCAGCTAAGTTTCCTTCAATCCTTTGAGACAGTTATCTTCTGCTATGACGCTGATGAGGCTGGACAAAAGGCAGCGTTAAGGGATGTACAACTACTACCACCAAGGAAGGGAAAGATAGGAACAATACTAGGTTATAAGGATGCTAATGAGGCTCTTCAATCTGGAGATAATAAAGCCATAGTCAATATGGTGTTCAATGCTAAAGAGTATGAGCCAGATGGGATTATCTGTGGTGACAAGTTACGCCAAGGGGTACTTGAAGATCCTAAGGTAGACAGTTTTAAATATGGCTTCCCCAAACTTGACGAGCATATTCATGGCCTTAGGCTGGGAGAGCTTTGTACTATCACGGCTGGGACGGGCCAGGGTAAATCAACTTTTGTAAATGAAATTGCCTACAACCTTGCCATTGAGCAGCAACAACGAGTTGCTGTTATATCGCTTGAAGAGAATAACCTCAGAACTGCGAGAAGATTTGTCGGTATTAACCTTAACCATCCATTACATATTGACCGTGGAGATTTTACAGATGAACAGATCGAAGAGGCGTTCGATGCCACACTCGGACAGGGAAACATCTACTTTTACGACCATTTTGGGAGTCTTGATTCTACCGTTAT